ACACAGGCCCCTGGCATTTGTCGGGGGCTTTTTTAATGCTAATGTAATAGCACAATCAATCGGATATTCATGGCACTTCGCGCCATTGACCGCCTCAAGAAAGCCGCAAACCTGGAAGCAGTTAAAAGGACCGTTGAGCTTTCAGACGGCAGTGAGTTTGAAATGTGGGTGACGCCACTGACGATGGCTGAGCGTGAAAAGGCTCAGAAACGTGCTGGATCGGATGATGCCAATGCGTTTGCGCTTCAGCTGTTGATTGCCAAGGCGCAGGATGACGCTGGCCAAGCACTGTTTATTCCTGGTGAAATCGACGTTCTCAAGCACGAAGTGAAGGATAAAGACCTTCAGGCTTTGATGCTGGCGATTTTGACCGACGATGAGCAAGAGGCTATCGACCCAAAATCCTGAGCGCCGAGCTTCGGAAGGACAACTGGTTGATGCTGCAATTTGGCATCGCCAAAGAGCTTGGCATAACGCTGTCAGAGCTACGCGCGACAATGACAGCTGAGGAGGTTGTCGGTTGGAGCGCGTATTTTCAAATTTTGAACGAAGACCAAGAGAGGGAGTTAGCAAAGGCCCGCAGGCGCAGGTAAAGTATTGATAGTGGAGCTTCGTTTGAGCCTTGGCTGGGTCTTATCAGGCGAAGATTGACGTAATCATTGGTGGCCTCAGAGAGGTTGCTGCGCTTGAAGGACGACTGGAGTCACTTCAGGCTACTATTACTGCAATTAACAAGGCTCCTGTTGACTTAAACGTAGGCGGAAGAGGAAGGGGAAGAGATCTTTCGGGCAAGCTTTCTAAGAACGTTAATGACCTTGTACGCAATTTTGACAATTTTGGTAAATCTTTTTCTTCCGTAAACAAGCAAGCGGTATTGTTTGGCGATTTAGTGTCGCAAACAGCGCTAAAATCTACAGGTGAGTTTAAAAGGCAAGATGTAGCTGTTAAAAATTTAGCCACAGCTTATACAAAGGCAACAAGCGAGGCTGCAAGGTTTGAACAACAGCAAGTAAATTTAATTAGAACCTCTAAGGGACTTCAGTCTTCTACTGAAAGAGAAATAGAACTTTTGAGGCGTCGAGCAAAAGTTTCTAGGCTGCGGGAAAAAAGGCGTAGGGGTCAAAACTTGCAGCAAGATCTTGCTCTTGGTGCTGGTTTCCCGCTGTTGTTTGGCGGTGGGGCAGGTTCAGTTCTCGGTGGCGTAGCAGGTGCTCTTGCTGGTAGAGGAGCTGGAGGATTTGGACTGCAAGTTTTAGGCAGTGCGATTGGTCAGCAGGTTGATGCATTTGTTCAAGCAACAACAGAAGCAGGCGTAGCACTAACCTCTACGGGTGGTGCGCTGGAGTTTGTGCGCGAAAAAGCTTTGTTCAGTAGCGCTGAGAATGAAGAGCTTGCTGCAAAGTTAGAAAAGCAGGGAGATGCTGCTGGCCTGTCAGCTCTTTTGACGCAAGAGTTGGCTGACAAGATTGGAAATCAAGGCGTGCAGGCTTTGGGGGATCTTGGCACAGAAACAGAAAATGTAACGACGTTGTGGAATGAACTTACGTTGCAATTACAGGCATTGATAGCTGGCCCGTTATCTGATTTTCTCTCGCTTATTGGAGACCTTCTGGGAGAGCAAGTTGCTTTTAATCGACTTAGCAGGTTGCAGCAGGATCTTGCGGGAACAGAGGAAGGAAAGCGTCTTGACGCTGCTGTAGCAAGTTTAAAGGCTCCTGGAACTGTTGAACTTGGAGACGGTAGGACGATTGAAGACCCATTTGCATTTACAAATCAATTTACTGGCAAGGCCGCAACAGACTTGTTTGAACAGTTTAAAGAGTTTCGTCCGACGCCCGAAAAATTAATTCCTGTCACATTAAAGGACAGAAGAGATTTTAGTGGGTCGGGCGATAAGGCTGCGCGTGAAGCAGAAAGAGTCAGGCAGCGAATAGACGCTTTACGTCGAGAAAGGGAAGAGATCATTGCTATTTCTGCGATTAAGGACAAAATTGCTCTTGCTGAAGCTGCTAATGATTCACAGCTTGTTATTAGGCTTCAGGGACAGCAACGACTTCGCCAGATTGAGACTGAGCGTCTAAACGATCTTGCAAAAGCCAAGACTGTAGAAGAAGCTCGAGCAATCAATCAAACTGCGGTCGTCAAAGCTCTTGCAGCGCAGCTTGAGACTGGTCGTCAGCTTACGGAAGACCAGCGCCAGCGTCAGGAACTTTTCGAGACAACGATTGAAGGTCTTGAGCACCAGCTCAAGATGGCAGAAGCCACAAGTCAGGCAGAGCGCGATCGCTTGAAGATTGCGAGAGAGATGAAAAAGCTCAAAGACAAAGGGTTTACAGATGATCAAGTAGCGCAAGCCGGTAGAATTATGGAGCAGTTGGCTGAAGCTCAGCAGCCCTTAAACGCCTTTATTCGTAAGACCACTGAAGACCTGAATAATCTGCAGCAGGTCGCTGTTAATGTTTCTCAGGGCATTGGGAATGCGATTGGCAGCTCTTTGACCAATGGACTGCAGAGTTTGGTCACTGGAGCGGCAAGCGTCAAAGAAGTATTTGCAGACATGCTGAAGAGTGTGGCTGATATTTTGATTCAGACTGCTGCAAAGATGATTGCTCAGTACATCGCGATTGGAATTGCGAAACAGTTTGCAGGTCTTGGGGGCAACATGGGCGGTCAAAATTATTTTGACCCGAAAACAGGACTTGGAGTTGCTGGGCCTAACTTTGGGCTTGCCGAAGGTGGCTACGTTTCTGGTCCGACTAATGCTCTTATCGGTGAAGGTGGTGAACCTGAATACGTTATCCCTGAAAGCAAGATGCGTGAAAGCATGGCGCGTTATTCACGCGGTGCTCGTGGCAGTGCTGTCATTCCTGAAAACGGTGGAGATGGAACGTCAGGCGAAGGTGGCGGAACAGCAGTTGCCGCACCAATCGACGTTCGTTACACCGTGGAACGTATTAACAGCGTTGACTATGTGACTGCAGATCAGTTCCAACGTGGAATGCAACAGGCTGCAGCACAGGGTGCAACGCAAGGTGAGCAGCGAGCTTTGACTACTCTTAGGCAGAACACATCACAGCGCCGGAGGATTGGTCTCTGATGAGTGATACCGCTCTTGCGTTTGGTCATTATTTGACGCTGCGCTCACCTACGACTTTGGGCGATTACAAATTCCAGAACTACTGGGTTGGTGAGAACGCAGACTTCAACGGCACTGCTTTTGGCTTCTTGCCGTTTGCCTTTTCAGGCGTCACCGTCACCAAGTCAGGCGACAACCAGCCTGCAACGATCGCGTTTCCCAACAACGAGCTAAGCCGTCCTTTTGCAACGATTGCTGTGCAGGACGAGTATCTAGCCAATGTCCGCACCGTATTGATCGACCCAGACGACAAGGACGGCTACACCTTGCTGAATCAGTACATCGGGCAGATTGTTAGCGCCAAATGGGACAGCACATCATTAACGCTGGAAATGGCATCAGTGTTTGATGCTGTTGGAGCGGACGTACCACGCAAGCGTTTGACACGGCAGCTTGTTGGTCACTTGCCTTTAACTAGCAGCGTTCGAGTTGCGTGATTGATCTGATCGGCAGACCGTATCGCTTAGGTGCCGATGGCACTGGAGCGGACGGCGCAATCGACTGCATCCATCTGGTTTATGTGGTGTTGGAGCGGATGAATATTCCGACGCCCGAGTTTAAGGATGACTGGTATAACCAGAGCGTTAGGCAGTATGGGCGAGATTTATTGAAGTGGGGGAGTCGAATTGACCAGCCCGGTTACGATGGGGACGTGTTGCTGCTAGATCAGGGTGATCCTGTCTTTGCAGTCGTTTGGAGCAGAGGATGTCTCTACATCAATCGGCATTTGAAGGCGGTCGCATGGTGCCCTATCGACGGAGTGTCGAACAGCCACTGCTTCCGTATGAAAAGCGGTTGATCACAGCTCTTGGTTGTAGTGAGCAGGAATATCGACAGTTTGCGCAAGAGGTCGAGCGTCGATATAGCGAGCGACCTGAAGAGTTTGCTCATGTCCCTGACATCCGAAACGAAGCATTTTCGACAACAACTTTTCTTGTAAATCTTGCGGTTGGCTTGCTGCTGACAGCAGCTTCCGCGTTGCTTGCGCCAAAACCAAAACAACCCAAGCAGGTTGAACGTCGTCAGCTTGGAGGTCGTTCAGGCAAAGATGTTTACACGCCGTCTTTTGGCTTTGACAGCCTTCAAGAACTAGCTGAGTATGGGCAAACCGTTCCAATCGCATTCACCCGTCGCAAAGGCCAGGTTGTTTCTAGCGATCAAAACGATGACAAGGGAACAGGCGGCTTGTTGATCTCACCGCAACTCGTGTGGTCCCGCATGAAGAGCTGGGGCAGTTATCAGGTTGCTGAAATTGTGGCTATTGCCGGTCAAGGCAACATGGCTAAGCCTGACCTCGCAGGAATTTTTCTTGGCAACAATGCTTTAGACGGCATCTACCAGGAATACTTTGATTTTTACTGGAACGGCGGGTTTGAGGTTTTAGGAGTTGGCAGCCGTATTCGTGCATATAACTTGCGGTACGGCAATCTAGCCATTGATGGCGACAGGGATAACCCAGGGTTGAATGGTTCGGATCAGGTGTTTTACGCGCCAACTAGGAATGGAAATGCGCAGCCTGCTTTTTGTGGTGCATTTACACCTTCATCGCAGACACGTTTTGGTGTTTACAGCGGTGTTCCAAACGGCACGCCATTCCGCCCGAACTGGAAAATTGTTTCTGTGCCAGAAGCTGGGGACAAACAAGCAAAAAAACAAGGCAAAAATCAACAGAAAAAATATGTTGATGAGTATCTAATGGATGAGCACCCTTTTGGGGGCGGCGCTAAAGATACTGACAAAGATGCGGAGCGATGCGGTCAGCCTGGTACTGGCACAAACTACGCAAGGCGCGTAGGAATTATCAAGCATAAGAGTATTGACGGGACTGAAACAACAGTAACTCATACTCTTAGAGGGGAAAAATCGGATAGAGGACATGAGTCTTGGCAAAACGTAAAGCGTGAAGTTGAATGCCAAATCGGTGACAAGATCGAGGTTTTAATTGGCAAGGACAGGCAAAAAGAAAAACCTTTTTCGGTCGGAAGCGATGTAGAGCCTGTTGATCTAAGTGATATTCGATCTGCAGTACAAGCCGAGTCGGCAAGATATGACGCCCTGTTTAAGCGTGGCTCGACTTGGATGATTGGCCGCACCACTTGGAAAGTAATTAGTCGCAGTACTCAGGAAGTTTATGACGGGTCAAACGGTGATCACGTTGCTAACGGAATTCTGGTAACCCTTGAGTGCATCGAGACCTGGAGCCGCCTGCAAAAGAAAATTGGCATCGTTGATAAAGATGCAATTACAGTGGAAGACCGCGTTCCATTTACGCAGGTAGGCGACGACATTCATGAGGCTTGGTATCCGCTACTGAAGTATGAGATTGGAACGTTCCAGAACACCCGGGCTTGCGATGTAACTGAGATCGGCATCAAGTCACAAGTCTGGGCAAAGTTTGAAGGCATAACCAACTTCAACACCGTACCGTCTCCTAGAAACCTTGTTAAAGCCAACGAAGACAACATTGCTTATACGGAAGGCAAGGTAACTTCATTCGCGCATCGCATGTCGTTCTTTGCTCTTGATGTGCGTCCAAGTAATTACAACGAATCAGAAAACAGCAACAAGGGTTGGGTCAACATAGGCCCCTACATTTTTGCTGTTCTTGGCAGCTCTCCTGTCGATGTGTATTCATTTATCAGGGTCAAGCATCCTGAGCGCAAGCAATTTGAATATCGTTTTCGTCCATTTAACAGCGCCATTTTGGTAGAGCAAAGCAAGGGCGAGGGTGATGTCTTTGTTTTAGATGGAGGCCGCACTGGTGCGGAAGCTTGGTTCGGTGAAACTATCTATGGTCAGTTTCAAATTACAGCGCGTGGGTACAAGCAAGAGCCCCGAAACAAGTTTGTCCATCTTGAGATGGCTGCAGTCCCTGAGGTTGTTGACCAAGATGGTGACGGCAACATTGATATCATTTATGGCACTCCTGGCAAAGAAAACCAAAGTCTTGACCTAAGCCCTGAAGCGGTAAGTATTGTGGCTAACGAGACTAAAGCAAACTACAACGAGGGAGACGAAATTAACGATCGAACCGAAAGCAATATCTATGCGTTAGCTCTTGGCGCTGATCCGTATTTCGACAATCTTGCCAATGGCACAAAGCGTACTATTGAGAACTGGGAATACACCCGCGTTTCAGGCAAAGAAGTTTATATGAGGCTACATTTGATTTCGTATGAA